CTTGTTCGGAGATTCCTTAGCGATCGCTCGATTGAACATTTCATCAAACAAAGGATGCATATCATAAATACCGACATCGAAAGATGTTTCATCGTCGAGAAAAACTGTAACACCAGCTTCTGATCGCTCCATATGGAGCTGAAACAAGAGGATGCCCTGCTCAAGACCAATAGAGTCTGGGTCGAAGTTTAGACGGATGACAAATTGGATTTGTGAACTGGATACTCGAGGAAAAGCCGTGCGTGTAACACTTTTAAATCTGCCTTGCTCATCGAGCACACCAATCGCAACAGCGGGCTGATTCTGTACATCGATTAGATTGGAATTGGTTTCGGACAAACCAAGGTATTTCGCAAACTCTTTGCGCAATGTCAAAGCGGTACCACGTAAGCTTTTAAGATCCTGGTCATCATCTTCCAAGGACTTTCGATATGCGTTGGCGATTTCTGAAAATTTCGTCATCGTCTTGCTCCGCGATTTGAGCAATCACAATGCCACACGTGGGCACCACATCCAACAAAAAGCCCAGCGTTTGGCCGGACTAGATCATGAGTGGTGCCGCGCTGGTACAGCTGAACACCGTGCAATGAAAACAGGTGTTTATCAGGCCTGAAAGAACTTTCTACGCAGCTGCGCAAAAATCTCCCAAAGCACCGTCAACCCATGCCACCCCTTGGCGGATTATTTCGCGCGCGGACCGTTCCGACATCTTGTGAGACTCAGCGATCCGGACCATCGTCCACTTGAAGCCGAAGTACCACCAGATGAAATCGCCCATTTGCTGGTTGCGCGCGATCAGCCTTGCGATAGCCGCATCCACAAGCATTGCCGTTTCGTCGGTGATGACATAAGTCATCGCAGTCGGCTCTGGGCAGCACTGGTTCATCAGCGCCGCCAGCGGGGAGACATATTGCGGCACGCCCATGCCAGATATACGCCAAGAGCCCCAGTTTTCCAGCAGGTACTCGGTATCGCCCAAAGGCTTGTCGACATATGTACGTTTTTTCATGGTCAATCCCCTGTGTAATTCGCTCCACCGGCACCGCGGCGGTTGTTCTGGTTATAAATGGCGGCAGGTCCAGTCATCTGGGCCGGGCGCTTCAATTGTTCGATCTGTCGGTCGGCGGCCTGCAAGCGCATGCTCAATTGGGTCACCAACACTTCCAGCGGCAGAGGTTGACCTGTCTCGGCGGCGACCCAGCCAGAGGCGTTGCACTGCACGCAGGCCATTTCGTGGAAAACACCCTTGATCACAGCGCGACCTCGGCAGGCCGCGCACTGGGCCAGGTCGAGTTGGTCGGCGCGGAACGCTGGGCCGTGAGTCTTCTTCATTTAATGGACCGTCCCTTTTTGCGGCGCAGCCAAGGACGCGGCGTGTTGCTAACCGGGCGGTCTTTCTTCCAAAAACGCGCAGCACCATAGGATTCCAAAGCCTGAAGACACCCGGCAAATCCGAGATTCGGCGACCGGCACATCATCAGCTTTCTATCTGAAGTGGTCATTTTTAAACCTCGCCTATGGTTGATTCTTGAATAGGGTCACAGCCCTTATGTTCCGTGGCCTGTAGCCCGTTACCAGAATCTCCCGATCTAAAGCCGGTCAATGTCTGAATGCGGTTCAGGCCCTTTGAATCTAGATGCGCGTGCCACTTCTCAAGGGCATCGCGCTTGCGGCTCATCACGTCCGACTGGATGTACACCTCCACGTTGTGGCCCATCGCGTGGTTGATCAGCAGTTCGCCAATCAGGTGGTCGATGCCGATGTCTGCCCAGCCGGTGCGCGCGACCTTGCGCAGGTCATGGCTGGTCCACTCGCCCTGCCCCAACCGGGTGAACACGGCGCTCGCCTGGCCCTCGCTGAGCGCGTTGCCGCTGCGGGACGGAAAAAGGAACTGACCTCTGTACCCGCCGGCCAACTGAATGTCCCGATAGCTGATCAGCAGGTTGCGCACCTGGTCTGTCAGTGGCAGGTGATGCTCGACACCGGTCTTGGTGTTCTCGGCCGGGATGAACCATTCACGCTCTGCCAAGCTGATGTGCGACCAGCGCGCCTGCCGCGTCTCGCCGATGCGGGTGCCGTGACAGAGCATCATCAGCGCCAGCAGGCCGTCCGCCGGTTCGTCCTCGAGCACGGTCAGCAGGTGCGCGATAAGGTCCTGCAGCTGGGTGCCGCGCAGCCGGGAAGGCTTGATGCCGACCTTGGCTTTCGAGAAGTCGCTGAACTTGATGTCCTTCATCGGGTTGGCCGCGATCAACCGGAGTTTGAAAGCTTGTCTAAACGCCAGGGCGAGCAGCTGGAACGCCGACCGCACGTAGTCAATGCCGATGGTTTCCTGCGCTGGCCACATGAACTGATCGTCCAGGCTGGCCTTGTCGATACCGGTCAGCGGCAGGTCGCCCAGACGCGGCTTGAGGTGGCATTTGATCAGCGAAGCGCCGGTCTTCTTCCGTTTCTCGGACAGGCTGCGGTCGCGTGCCATGCGGTCTGCGTACCAGTCCAGCAGCTCGCCGGTCGTGACCCACTTCGACAGGTTCGAACCGGCACCGGCATCGAGGCGCAAGCGGATGGCAGGCAGTGCCGCAACGACCTGCTTGGCTGACAGATCGGGAAAGCTGCCGACGAGGTTCCATTTGCCCTTGCTGACCAAGTACCACGACGCCCGTGCGCGATCCCGCGTGAAGCGCAGGTACAGGCCACGGTTCTCCACGTCGCGCAGGTCACGCTCGGTGCCAGCGGCCTGGCGCTTGATTTCCGCGTCGGTGATGCGCACGGCGGCTGTCATGCTGGCTGCGCCTCATTGGCTTTTTGCTGCTCTGGGACGAAGTCGTCGCGTAGAGGCATTAGGTGAACGGGCGCGCATAAGCCCCAGTCACTTTGCTCAACCGTGCCATCTTCGAACCAGCGGCAAAGGCCTTCACCACGAACAATCCAAACGGGAACGTCCGCATGCTGATACTTAAGCCCATTAGGCGCGGTGTAAATTTCATCGAGCTGGACCAGCTGGATCAGCTCACATTGCTTACCAATGTTCTCGACCATGCTGAATGCCCCGACGATCAGCGCCAGGTCGCCCGGCTTGAATTGATTGTTCATGCTGGAACCTCAACGTAGTCAGAAATTCGAACGCGTACAGCGCCACCTTTGATGGTTTCGGCACTGATCTGCAGCTGGGTAACGAACCTGCTGTCGTCGATGCCCAGGGCCTGGGCGACGCCATCGCGTCCGGACTTGAACGCAGCGATGCAGTTGTCATCGTCACGCCGGCGCCGATCCGGCGGTATGAACTCAAGCGCAAGCAAGGCACGACCTTGGGGTACGGGTAGTCCAGCCTGACGGCAAAGCAGATAGCAGGTGTTCCGGTACGCCTTTGCGGCACGGCTTTTGGTAGCCCAGTGCGTCCGGGCGTTGGGACTCAGAACCTTTGGTGGCCAAGGCAACATCAGATCGGTGCTCATAGCGGCTGCCCCGTAACCACGTCGACGACCTCGAAAGTGCTTGGCCACATCCATGCTCCGTAACGCTTGGCCATCGCCAAATCAACGAACAAGGCCAATGCATGGTCAGGCGTCGAGCTCAGGTCATACTTGAACGAGCAGCAGAACACCGCATACCGGTAAGTTTCGATTTCTGGTAGGGCCAGGCGTCTGCCGGTCATTGCGAGCCCCCGAGGTGCATGGCGAGAATTTCAATGGTCAACGCAGCGCGATGAATCCAGAGAGCCCAAGCGTGCTGGGTCCCTTGATCGGCATAAAACCCGCCGGGGAGCTTGTCTAGCCGCATACTCATGGCGGCAGCAGCCCTCTCGAACATCAGATTTTCTTGTTCAAAATCAAGTTGCATGCCCATGTCAGAAACCCTCCTTGCCGCGCTGGGATTCCCACTCGAAGGGCAGCACGATCACTCCGCCCTCGCGCAGTCGATCAACGCAGCGCTCGCCCATCGCCACTGGCAGTGCCTGTCCGTCGAGGTTTGAAATAATCACGGTCGGGCGCATCTGCTCGTAACGGCCATTGATGATCGCGAACAGCGTGGTCAGCTCGAAATCACTCGGAGCCTCTTTGCTGACGCCGATTTCATCGAGAACCAGCAAAGACGGCATTACGAGAGCCGCAATGATCTGCCCTTCGGTACGTTCGCTGCCTTGCCGGTAGGTCGACCTGATGTCATGCAGGATCGTGCCGAGCGTTCGGTAGACGGCCGTGGCGTCAGTCTTGCGCATCAGCTCGTTGGCAATGGCAGTGCCCAAGTGCGTCTTGCCGGTGCCAGGCTTGCCGAGCATCAGCAGGCAGCGACCCGTTTCGGATATTTCCGGAAACCTGTCGACGTACTTTCGAGACACCCGTAGGGCCTCTTTCTGGCCCGCGTTATCGGCGATGTAACCGTTCAGGGTCTTGGCTGCAAAACGCTTCGGAATCAGCGCTGCGCCGAACTTGAGAGATAGCTCGTATCGCTCATTGATCCTTGCACGCTCCGCGTCCTCATCCTTCGCGATACGCATGCATTCCGGGCAGCCCGTTTTGAATACCCTGCCGAAAATCACGTTTACGGTCTGAGGAAATTGCCCATGGTCATCGCAGATCCCGGTCGTCTGTTGCGGCGGGGCCGTGGCGCTGGGCATGGAAACGACGTTTTCAGATCGCATAGCTGCCATCCTCCCGAGCGATCAGTCCAGCGGTGTAATCGCGATCAGCAAAACCGTGGTGCCGGGAATTGGGGAATTGATGCACGTTGGTTGCAGGCTGCACCTCATCCTCCCAGCGCTGGCCGTTGAGCCAAGTGGCTGGGTGCGGAACGAACCGGCCGCCGTCCTTGATCCAGGCCAGCGAAGCGCATTGCGTGGCCAGGCCCAGGGCGATCAGGGCGAACAGCTCGTCATTGACCTTGAGTTTCCGCCAAACCTTCTCGGCTGCCGCCTTCCCCTTCTTGTTCGGGTAAAGCTTCCAGAACTTGGGGAACAGATCGCCAGTCGTCGGCGACGATGCCGAAGGCGTCGGTGTGTTGAGGGGATCAGGAATCAGAGAATCAGGAATCAGAGAATCAGCCGGAGCGCTACCGATAATGGCAGTAGCAGTACCGCCAAAATCGGTACTGATACAACCTTCTGATACAGAAGGGATAACTGACTCCGGTTCATTACGATGCGGGTTCTGATGTTTGTCAAAATTCTCGACTTGGATGTAGCGCTTGCCGGATACCGTATAGCGGACAATGAAGCCCTCGGCCGCCAGCCAGGCCAGCATGCCATCGACATCAAGGCCGTCACGGTACGGAAAGAGCTCGCCTTTGATCCGAAGAGGACGATCCTCAAGGCGGCCAGCTTTATCAGCGAGCAGCCACAGACCTTCGAACAGCAAGGTCAGCATGGGATCAGCCACGCCAAGCACTTCGTTCTTGAACAACGCTGGTTTGATGTTGCGTGCGCGGGCCATATCACAGCCCTCCATGCGTGGGGGTTGAGAAATGACGCGTCAGATTTCGCGTTAACGACGAAGCTGACAACCCTTCGCAGGTATTGCTCGTCGCTGAATTGGTGGGCATAATTGACCTCGTTATGTTGTGAAGAAGCCGGTCTAGCCACCGGCTTTTTTTTGCCTGAAATTTGGTACTGGATGAATCAACAGCCCATCCGCTGTACTACCTGCCCTTCCCGCCTGAGCGGATAATTCACGTCACGCCGCTGACTTGTTCGGATGCGCTTCGGCAAGCAGCCAGGAAGCCTCAAAAGGCTTACCCCGGGCAGCAGCGAGCGCTGAGATTCGCTCGGCGTAATGGGTTTCACCTGTGTACTCGGTGCGCGGCAAGCACTCGGCGGAGAGCCATTTGTAAACGGCGCGCGGGGTCTTCCCGCACGCCAAGGCCACCACCGGAACGCCGCCGGCGTCGTCAATCGATTTCTTTAGCGGGCTCATGTGGCCTCCGGGTAAAATATGAACTTGCAGTACATATTATGTCGGAACTGAAAGTACATGCAAGCCAGTGCAGAATTGAACCTATGGTTCAGATCGAAGATTTGAGAGCGGCCTTCGCGGTTCGCCTAAAGAAAGCACTTGCAGAAAACCACATCGAGCCGTGGGGAGCGGGCGTTCGTCTCTCAAAAATGACAGGCGTCACTCCGAAGGCGGCCAGCAAATGGTTGAACGGAGAGGCAATGCCTGGCCCAGCCAAAATGAGGTCGCTATCGGAGGAGCTGAACGTGCCGCTGGCATGGCTCCAGAATGGTGTTGACGACACCTCAATGACCTCACGATCTGTCGCCAGTGCGCCATCCAACGTAGCGATGGTTGAACAACCCGCGGTCATGTACCGCTATCCGGTAGTAAGCACTGTTGCTGCTGGCGCCTGGATGGAAGCTGTCGAGAGCTCTTTTTCAGACCGATACGAGACGACTGACTACAAGGCCAAAGGCCGCGCCTTCTGGCTTGAAGTGGCTGGAGACTCGATGACGGCACCGACAGGCGTGAGCGTTCCAGAGGGAATGCTGATACTGGTGGACCCTGGCGTTGAAGCGAGGCCCGGCAAGCTGGTGGTTGCGAAGCTCCCCAGCAGCAATGAAGCAACCTTCAAAAAGCTCATAGACGATGCAGGCCAGCTCTATCTGAAGCCGCTGAACCCTGGTTACGCAATGATTAAATGCACAGACGACTGCAAAATCATTGGCGTAGCGGTACGTGTTACAGGTTTTTTGTAGGCTAGATCGGGTCATCCGGCGAGCGCTTTTGTTTAGCGTTCATCCAGTTGGGTTTTCGGCACGCGTGGTAGAATCCGAGCACAACTCTATGGAAGGATGAAAAATGCAATCGTCGAAAATCTTTGTCTTGCTATCCGTCGCAATTTGCATGGCCGGTTGCGCTGCTCCGCAGCAAAAGCCGCCCCGAGCTGCCCCGCACGAAACTCACGTCTTCAAGCCGATAGCTTTCGAATACGACTCGAAAAGGCCGGCGGCCGCTAACTTTGCCCAACAGCTTGACACCCCTATATTTCAATGCGATCTGGAAGCTGTCACAGGGAGCTATGCCGTTCGATACGGTGATCGACAGGGGATAGCTGAGTACACGCAATCGTTGCTGGATTGCAACAAGCACGCTAGATCTGAGGGTGATGCCGCAGTTGCCAGGCTGAAAGCCGCAGGGGTAAGTGCAAGGCAGTCAGAATTGGCAAAGGATCTTTATGCTAAATGGGCGGCGTATCTTTCTACGATGAGTCCCTACAGCAGGCCAAACATCCGAGCTAAGGCGGACTACGTTACCGCCAAAGAGGCGCTGGCGACCGAGGTAAAATTCGCGCAGTAGCAATACATACCTTTTGACTAAAGCCCGCCATTGAGCGGGTTTTTTTTCGCCCTGCAAACATTATGTACTTTTGGTACTTGACTCATTATGAACTGATGGTTCATATTTCACCCACCGCAGCGACAAACCGCAGCGACACAAGACTGGTGAAGCCGCCAGATAGCACGGGATCAGCGAAGTGATCTCCCAGCCCCGGATAACGGGACCGACTGGACGAAGCTCTTTACAGAGAACGGAATCACCTGTTGGACAGCATCACTGAAGCACCTGGCTTGCCGGGTGCTTTGGGATGACAACCACCGAGTAAAACGTAATGGACACCACCATCGTATGTGGGGCATGGAGAGGCCACCTCGGCCGTGGTCTTGCGCCGCGAGAGTTGCAGTTTTTGTTGTCAGCCGCCCAGGGCTGCACAGCCAAGGAAATCGCCCGCACGTTCGGCATCGCGCCGGGCACGGTCGTCAAGCGGCTGTCGGTCGCCATGTTCAAGCTCGGCGTGAATCGCCAAACAGCGATGATCGCCGAGGCCATGCGCCGACAGATCATTTCCCCGCTCTGCCTGTTGTTCATGTCGGTGATCGTTCTGCACGCAGTGCTGGGCGATGAATCGATGAGGCGCGAGCGCAGAGCCCCCGAGTCACGCCGAGGCGGGTACGAACAGAAGATCAGCCGTAAGGGCTCGGACAAGCTCCGGCCAGTGGCGGCGATCTGCTGACCAACACCAATACAGTCCGGAGCAAGACAAGATGATCATCATCGAAGACAAGTTCACAGGCGGCGCGCAGGTGAGCATGGAGATGGACAAAGAGGCGAGCGAGCTGTTTGTGTTTCATTGCCCTGCTGGCCAAGGCTGCAAAGTTAGTAAGTGGCCTCTGGATAGTTACCACATGCCAATCGCGGTGGCTCATTACGAGCAGTGCTGCGAGCTGGAACGCACCGACTGAGCAACAGCTACACGTCGGCCTGACGAAAACTGCCCGAACCCTGTCATAGCGTCAGGCTGCATCGGAGATTGATCGGAGCGTGCCCAAGCGGGCTGCAGCGCTAGGATCGCAAAGCCCCGGAAAAGTCCTGAGCCGAATCTGTCGGCCAATACCTGAAACGCGGCGGAAATCAAGCAGGGGTAGCGCCCTGGTGTTCCGATCAATCTCCGATGCGGATGAGTTCAAACCGTTAAATCGGCCCCCTGCATCACCCTCCCCCCTAAATCAAACGACCGCATCGGCAGGTGCCAGGCCAGTCTCACGGCTGGGTTTGTTCACCCGCGCCTGTCATCTGACCAATGCGGTCAAGGAGCCTCACATGCATCAGACAATCAGCCAGCGTCGTGCAATCCTTGAAGGCCTGCGCCAGCGCTGTACCCTTTCCACTGCCGAGTTTTACGACAAGGTCGGCCGCAAGAATCCGACAGCTCTGCCGCGCTTCACGGTCGTACCGAACGGCAATAACGAGTTCGGCATCGTCGAGCGCTCGACCGGCACTGTGCGCGGCGTGCATCGCGGGCACAGCGCGGCTTGCAAGGTCGCTCAGCAACTGGAAGCCCAGCCTGTACGTCAGCGGTCGTTCGCCACCCACGTGCTGCGCTGGACTGCTGCCATCGCCACCGGCCTGGCGCTGTTCGCCCTGTACGGTGCCAGCTGATGATCAGTCCAGAGCTGAGCATGATTCAGCGCAACAAAGAGCGGTCCGCCGTCCTCGAAGCCGAAGTGGCTGAGTTCCTGAAGAGCGGCGGCGTGATCGCCACGCTGCAGGGCTTCGCATACAAGCCAAGGCCCTATGGACGCATGATGCCGCCAGCAACGCCAGCGCCTCGCCGCCGGACCAAGGAAGCGATGCGCGCAGCTGCTCCACCGCCCCCTGAGCCGAATCTGCCACGGGGCCACGTCAGCGATGAGGTGGTCGCGCAGATCCGCCACATGGCACAGACAACCACGATCACCGATGTGAGCCGTAACACCGGGGTCAGCCACCACATGCTTCGCAAGATCGCCGCCGAGCACCGGTTCGAGTACAAGCGCTTCGATCCAAGCCCAGGCCTTGCGTGTGTGAAGGCCGAGCGCATAGACCCTGTCGCGGATGCGTTGAACGTGCTGCGCATCAAGGAAGCGCGAGACCGGGGGCTTTCGCGTTACGCCGCCAAGAACCTGATCGGCATCAGCAGCACGCTGATGGAGCGACTCATCGCCGACTTCAACATCGATTACCCGGCGAACAGGATTTACCGCAAGTGAGGCGCATGCAGTCCCGCGCCAACCATCGCCGCCGCCCTCTTCAACTCAACATCCCACCCAGTGGAATCAAGCCCCCGGAGAAACAACCATGTCGAAGCCGACAGACACCAGCGAATTCCTGAACGAACTGAATGGCGGGGCTTTCGCCAGCCAGATCGGCCACGCCCTTTCCGAAGTTGCCGCCGGTGTGGTCGACCACGGCAAGGCCGGGAAAGTGGTCATCACCCTGGACTTCTCGCAGATCGGCGAGTCCAGCCAGGTGAAGATCAAACACAAGCTCGATTACAAGGTGCCGACCAAGCGAGGCACCCGCAGCGAGAACACCAGCCTCGACACGCCAATGCACGTTGGCTCCGGCGGCAACATCACGCTGTTCGCCGAAAAGCACGACCAGCTGTTCACGCGTGACGATGCGCCAATCCCACGCCGCGACTGATCACCACCCCACCAAGCGAGACTTGAAATATGTCCCTCACAAAAGAAGCAATTCAACTGATCACTGACACCGCGCTGATCGCAGACGGCAAAGAGCTGAACACCGTCACGCCTACCATCGTGCTACCCGAAGGCGCGAAGATCGTGAACCTTGAGCAGTTCGGCGCAGGCCGCAGCCGCTTCCGTGGCACGTTCTCCACCAACTCCTTGGCGGACTTCGCCAAATACGTGTCCGACCGCGCAGTCGCCGACGCAAAAGGCTTCATCAATCAGGACGAAATGACCTGTTCGGTGCTGTTCAACCTGGGCAATGAGGAAGTGCCAGGCCACGCAGATGATCGCGCCGTGCTGAAGCTCAAGCCCACCGCTGCCTATCAGGCCGTGCAGGCGATCAGTGGCCGGGCCATGTCGCAGAAGGATATGAGCGACTGGATTGAAGACTGGCACAGCACCCTGTCGGCGGTCGGCGATGAGCTGCAGAACATCCCGTTGGCCAAAGCCATCGCCGCCGTGCGCACGATCACGGTCAAGGCGTCGTCGGAAAGCCACACCGTCAGTGAGACCCGCGCCAGCCGCAGCGCAATGGATGCAATCGAGGCAACCAGCAAGGAAACCCTGCCCACGTCGCTGATCTTCTCAGCCGTGCCGTTTGAAGGCCTGCAGCAGCGCGAAATCATCCTGCGAATCTCGGTCATCACGAGCGGCGCACAGCCGGTGTTGAAGCTGCGTTGGGTCGGGGAGGACGTGCAGCGCGAAGAGATTGCGCAAGAGTTCAAGTCAGTGCTCGACGCTCAGGTTGGTGAAGCGGCCAAGCTGGCACTTGGCACATTCAGCCCGAATTGAACGAATTCCATCTGGAGTAAATCCAGCCTCAGTATGGCGCGCAGCCCTGTCTCCGAGTAGCACGGCTGCGCTGATATTTTCTTTCGAATCCTGACGCTTCGGCATCGTAAACCGCATGGCTGTCCTCATTGTCAGCTTACCCCAGTGTTGACATATATCGCGGAAGCCAATTATCTCCATATAGAACTTGGCTCCGCACCATTTTGGCAACAGCATGGAACTGCGGGTGAATTCCAGAAATAGTATTCTGAAGAGGAAACAGTTCAAAACCAACATGCAGCCCATCCGTAAAGCAATTAGCAAACGTTCCTCCGCCCAATGGGCCTCCGATCACTAGTTCGGTTGCGCTGGCAGATATTTGTACACACCCATATGTCATATTAAGCCGCTCAATTATTAGTCCAGAAGGTGGCTCTGCGACTAGCTTAAGCACGATATTGCCAGGCCCATTCCTTATAACTATAGACCTCCCCTCAGTAACAACATCCCAACTATCTACTGAAGCCCTCCACTCGTTTTTATCAATTACGAGTGTAGGTCTTCCATTGGTATCAAAGAATGTACCGCTCAACAAAAAGGTCTCACCCTCTACTTCTGGCGGATCTATACGAAGAATATCCGTCCCAAAAATACGAAGTGGGATCCGGCAGGTCCTGAGTGTCGCACCACCGATCGTGATAAAAGGATGATCTCCGCAGAAGTCAAAGCAATCTCTGGAAAATCCTTCCTTTAAGGCGGCAGGAGATTTCATAGCCCGCTTAACTTTTTCTTTCGAGTACATGCCAGTCGTCACCCTTCCATGGCAGCCTGGACACAAAAGCGTAATAAATGCAGCGTCGTGCTCTTCGGCATCCTTAAATTCGGGATCTACGTGCTCATATTGCACAATTCCTGTGCCGCATATGACACACCCAAATCCTGAATTAATTCGAACAGCACGCCTAACAGCAGCCGAAATTTTTCTTGATAGACCGTGTTTATTAACTTTCTTTTTGTCTGTCATCGGCCTGCTCCATAGCGAAGCGTCATAAATACACCACCTTAACGACTCACGCCACCCCGGCGAGGATGAACTATGTCCGCTCACCAGAAGAAACACCTCTTCGATTTTAAAACCCAGTACGGCCTTGGCTTCGATCCGCAAGACGATGAGATCGTTGTGGACTTCTTCTGCGGTGGCGGCGGCGCCGGTACCGGGCTGGAAATGGGCCTTGGGCGCACCGTCAGTGTGGCCAAGAATCACAGCCCGGCAGCGATCAGCATGCACACCGTGAATCACCCGGGCGCGAAGCACTTCACGACCGATGTATTCGACGGCGATCCGGATACCGAATGCGGTGGCAAGGCCGTGGGCTGGTTCCACATGAGCCCGGATTGCACCCACCACAGCCAGGCCGCTGGCGGTCAGCCGCGCAAACGCGAGATCCGCAACCTGTCTTGGATCGGCTTGAAGTGGGCAGGCAAGAAGAAACCCCGCGTCATCAGCCTGGAGAACGTGAAGCAGATCCTGCAATGGGGTCCGCTGGTCGCCAAGCGTTGCAAGTCAACCGGTCGGGTAGTGAAGCTGGGCGGCGGTGTTGCTGCACAGGGTGAGGTTGTGCCGGTCGACCAGCAGTTTCTGGTGCCAGACCCTGCCCGGCGCGGCCAAACGTGGGCGGTGTTCGTGGCCGAGCTGGAGCGCCTGGGCTATGCCGTCGAATGGCGCGTGATCCGAGCGTGCGACTTCGGTGCGCCCACCAGCCGGGAACGCCTGTTCATGATTGCCCGCTGCGATGGGCAGCCGATTGTGTGGCCGGAGCCTACGCACGCCAAGCGTCCCGCCAAAGGCCAGAAGCCTTGGAAGACCGCCGCCGAATGCATCGACTTTACAGACCTCGGCAAAAGCATATTCGGACGCAAGAAAGACCTGGCACCGGCTACCTTGCGCCGGGTCGCCAAGGGCATGAAAAAGTTCGTCATCGACAACCCGGCCCCGTTCATCGTCCCGATTGCGAACTGGTCAGGCGAGACGGTGCAACCCGCCAACGAGCCGCTGCGCACGGTGACGTCATATCCAAAGGGCGGCGCTTTCTCGGTCGTCAGCCCAGTCATCGCGCCAGCAACCCATCAAGGTAGCGACCGCATCAACGACCCGTTGGAGCCATTGCCGACGATCACCTGCGCCAACCGTGGTGAGCTGACGCTGATCAGCCCTACCCTGATCCAGTCAGGTTATGGCGAACGTGAAGGCCAGCAGCCTCGCGTGCCGGGAATCGATCAGCCTCTAGGCACCGTTGTCGCTGGCGGCGTTAAGCACGCGCTTGCAGCGGCGCATCTGGTGAAGTTTCGATTCAACGATGCAGGCAAAGCGCTGGATGAGCCCCTGCCAACCATTACCAGTGGCGGGAACTACCAACGGCCCGCTGGTGCAGCTCACGCAATGGGTGTGTCCACGGTGTTCATGGCTCAAATGAACGGCGGCTTCAACACAACCCACGCCAAGGGTGTCGACGAACCCATGACGACGGTCACCAACACCGGAAGCCAGCAGCAACTGGTAGCCGCAAACCTGGTGCACCTGCGCGGTAACTGTGATGCGCGGGACGTCAGCGACCCTCTGCACACAATCAGCGCCGGCGGCCAGCACCACGGACTGGTCACCGCGTTCATGGAAAGGCAGTTCGGCGCCAGCGTAGGCCAGCCTCTGGATGAGCCAGCGCCTACCGTTACCGTTACGGCAGGTGGTGGCGGTAAAAGCTCTGTCGTATCGCTCAGGCTCTCCCCAGAGCATGAGGAAGGCGCACTTCGCGTCGCCGCGTTCCTGATCAGCTATTACGGGACCGAGAACGTAAGCGGCGCGGGCGAACCAGCGCCCACGATCACGACCAAGGATCGCTTGGCGCTGGTCACCGTCATGGTCAAGGGCACGCCCTACGTGATCGTCGACATCTGCCTTCGGATGCTCAAGCCGTCGGAGCTGTACAAGGCTCAGGGCTTCCCAGCCGACTACGTCATCACCCATGGTGCAGACGGCAAGCCGTTCACCAAAACTCAACAGGTCCACATGTGCGGCAACAGCGTGAGCCCGCCGCCTATGGCAGCGCTCGCTCGAGCGAACGACCCGTGGCGCACATCAGCTCAACATCAGGTGGCAGCATGATCAACAGGCCAACCTGCTGGCGTGCAGCGGCCCAGGCAGTGCCGAAACAACCGAGTATCACCGCCGAAAGGCCGTTAATTGAACTCATAAAGCGCTTCTCCAAGGGTTTGACAGGGCCTCACTTTTGCCCGGTGCGCCCCAACACCCCGCAGTAACCACCCCCTCTCAATCAATTCAATGTCAGCCGCGTGTGCGGCAAGGACGAAGTCATGCCCGAAGAAAAGTTGATTGGCCCCGTCGAAGTCACTCGCGACGAAGACGGCTACTGGTATCACCCAGGAATCCCGAATTTCGATGAAGACCATGCCGCCTACAAAGCGTGGCTTGATGGCCAGCAGCTGCAGGTGGTCGGCTGGCACATGGATGCCGAACTTGAATCGCACCCGTACTGGGAAGAAGGGGCAGCCAACTGCCTCGGCTGGGAGCCTGAAGCACCCGCTGAGCCCGGCTGGTTCCTTCTGGGCATCTTCGACACGGACGATGGCCCATACGCGCAGTGGGCTCGGCGGGTGGTGACGCCATGACCCAGGCCAAGGAATTCTACTCTCCCGAGCAAGCCGCTAAGCACGCAGCTGAGTGGTGCAAGCGCCATCCAGCATGGCGCCGGATCTGTGATATCCCAGATCACTCAGTGTTCGTGAAACCTACGATGAGATCAGTAAGCGTGAGCGCGCGTACTGGGATCAGAACGGCGGCGAAGAGTGCTGGCGCGAATTCGGGGTCGAGAGAAAAAAGGTGCCTACGGGGTTTATCTCCGGGAAGGGCGAATTTTACGACAGCGTGCTCAAGGTTCCGCTTCATCACAACCTGATGATGGTTTTCCGCGTCGGCAAAAACTGGAAGCCATAACCCCCCTTCCCTACAGAGCCTGCTGGTGATCGGCGGGCGAGGTGTACCCATGAAAGCATCAATAAAAATGCAGCCGAGCGGTTCAGGAATCACGATGGGCTGCGTTTTCCCCAGCGCGATCAAGTGTCCCAAGTGCGATTACAAGGGGCACGCCCAATTGACCACCAAACGGCGAGCGTACTGCCCGGTCTGTTTCGACGAGTTCATTCGCCAGCACGTGCCAGAGCTGATCCCCGACCCAGAAGGAAAACCCTTCGACCCCAATAGCCAGTTTGTTTACCTCTAACCCCTTCCGCCGCCAGCGCGGCCCGGAGCCAAGAAAATGAGAAAAGAACTGATCAAGATCAGTGAGTTTCAGCGTCGGCGCTGGGGCGAGAACGGCACGCCGCCGTGCCCCCAGGCGATCCGAAATTACATCCGCAACGGCCAGCTCCCAGGTGAGCAAATCGGAAAGCTCTGGTATATCGACTGGGCCGCCTACAACAAAGCAGCAGGCAATGACCTGATCGCGATGGTATTGAAAGGAGCTGCATGATGGTCCCCCGGCCGCGCAACAAATCAAACAAGGGCCTGCCCCAGAATCTGTACATGGACGACCGGAGCGGAACCTATCGATATCGCAGGCCGACTGACGGCAAGTGGTTTCAGTTTGGGACCGACCGCGTCAAAGCGGTCGACGCGGCTAAGCAACTGAATCTGGCATTCATGCAGGGGGCCGATCTGGTCGAAACGGTACTGGGCGTGACCTCTGAATCGTTTGCTGGCTTCCTTGATCACTATGAAGCAACCGTGCTGCCGCCGAGGGAACTGGCGAAAGGAACACTTCAGCTGTACGCGGTTCACTTTCGGCGTTTCCGGAAAGCGTTTGAAGGCAAGGCCGTGGATCAGATCAGCATCCGCATGGTTGCTGTGATGCTCGACGAATTGACGCCGCGTACCGCCAATCAGTGCCGAGCCCTGCTAATCGACATATTCAATCATGCCGCTGCTAAAGGCTTGTGCCCGGACAATCCTGCGGCCAGCACCATCAACCGAATCGAAAAGAAACAGCGCAAGCGCCATACCGTCGAGGGCCTGAAACTAATACGCGAGAAGTCGCCGGCCTGGCTACGGAACGCGATCGATCTGGCACTGATCACAGCCCAGCGCCGAACCGACATTTTGGACATGAAGTTTGAGGACGTGCGGGAAGGCTTTCTATATGTCATCCAGCAGAAGACGGCCAAGGCCAGTGACGCAGCCTGGATTCGATTCCGAGTGACGCCAGAGTTGCAGGCTGTCATCAGTCGGTGCCGAGACAACGTGGCTTCGCCCTATCTCGTTCACCGGCGCCCGGAGCGCCTGAAGCAAAAGCAGGCCCAGACCAAGGATCACTGGACGAAGATCGAAGAGCGATATTTGACACGCGCGTTCAAGGCAGCGCGAGAGGATGCTGGGTGCTACGCGGATTGGAGTGACGAGGAAATGCCGGGCTTTCATGAAGTGCGGGCACTGTCACTGCACCTGTACAAGAAAGCCGGAAAGGACGGGCAAAAGATCGCAGGGCATGCGAGCGAGGACATGACGAAAAACTACCAGAAAGACCACGCCGAAATCGTCTGGTCAGAGGCAGTTCCCGACCTCGATATCAGCCAGTTTTCGAATTAG